GGCGCATCAAAAGTTTGTGTTGGGTTTGTGTCGGCCGCTCCCCACGCGGTCGGGCGTGTCGGATTTTGGGCATGAAGAAACCCCCGCCCGATTTCTCGGACGAGGGCTTAGGGTCTTCGGGCTTAGGCGGTCTTTACCATTGAACGCTTAGCGATTGGGACTAGGACTTCCAATAGGGCGGTTAGGGTCTGAAGGTCTGATGTCTTCATTTCCTTGAGATTCTTCAGAGTGCGGACTTCCAATAGGGCTTGAGACACGATAGATTCGATAGACTTCGCGCTTACCTTCTCGGACTTCGCATTAGTGCGGGACTTAGATTGAGTCGGTGCGACCTTCTCTAATTCTTCGATAGTTGATGCGCCTTCGATAGCGCCTTGAGCGCCTTCCGCGCCATGCTCGCGACCGACACGCTCGGACAATTTTAGAAGGCTCGCGACCGATTGAGATTCCGCATCTGAAACCTTGCCGACAATTTCAGAGAAGATTGGAAACCATTGGACATGTGACTTTCGGATTGTAGGGGCATTTCCGATTTTAGAGGCTTCCGCGATTGAGGCTTGGACTGTGCGGATTGAGGTCTTTCCATTTTTTAGCATTTCGGCTATTTCTAGGACGAATTGGATTTCCCCGTCATGGTTGATGAGGGTTGAGTAACTTTCGACAATTTCCGCCATTGGGACGATTTCTGTCTTCTCGACCTTGATTTTTGCTGGTGTTGAATTGTTAGTGCTGGCTACTGTTTTTTGAGTCATTTTCTTATTTCCATTTCTGTGGGTATTTCATGGATTGGATTTTCCGACCCATAGGAAAACCTTAGCATCATTTCGGGCATTTCAACACCATTTCGGGGATTTATTTTTATTTATTTTTTGAGCGTATGATTATCATACACTCAGGATTCTCTCAGGATTCTCTCAGGAATGGACTCGAACACCTGTTCGATTGTTTGTGTTGGGCGACACGCCCGACCTCGTTGTTGGCTGTCCACATGTGGATAACTTTGTGGATAAGCCTGTGGATAACTATGCCCCTTATCCTGTGAGTTTGCTGAGAGTTTGCTGTGAGGATAGTCGCATCAAGAATAAACGCTTCATAGATAAATCGACATATCTATTTATCGACAAATCGACAAATGCCGACCGTAGGGTTATTTATTTTGCACCCCCACCCCTCTTATAGTATCCCTGAATAATTTTCTGTTATATTTTAGGGTGGGGATATGACTATAATGGGGGGCTATATTACGCTCAAATAAAAGAAAACCTACTGCGATTGTTCGGTTTTACCTGTTTGAACAGGTTATCTTATATGTATATATAATTAACGGAGTCGCTCCGTTTAAGACTCCGCTCCTCCTATATATAATATATAATTTATTATAATGGGACAATACTGCCCGTTTGACCCAACCGTTAAAACGGCGTTATTAGGAGATATGATGGGACGCAAGCCAGGGGTACAATCTGTACCTAAAGACGAGGCCCAGGCCAAAGTACTAGCCCTACTAGAACAGGGTGCTACTATCACTGCTGCTATGGCAGCCGTCGGTCGCCAGGATACTGCCTTCCGTCAGTGGGTCATGTCAGATGAGTCTTTCAAAGAAAAATCAGATAAAGCCCGCCTTGCAGGCAAAGGCATTAAGGCCAACCTGGAAGAACTCAAGGATATCCCTTATGAAGAGTTCTCAATGCAATTTCTTGATACCCAACTCTTTGACCATCAACTTAACTGGCTAGACCTCATTGAAGGCCGTGAGCCAAGGTGGCAACCTGCAGGTATGACCTATGAGCCAGGAGACCCAAAGCGCGTTCTTATCAACGTGCCTCCTGAGCATGCTAAATCAACCACCATTACCACCAACTATGTTTTACACCAAATCGTTACAAAGCCCAATACCCGTGTTATCGTAGTTTCTAAGACTCAGGGTATGGCCCGCAAGTTCTTGGGTGCAATTAAAACCCGACTTAGCCATCCTGGTTACATGAAACTACAGACGGCCTTTGGCCCTAATGGTGGCTACAAGGCAGATGCTACACAATGGTCTGCCGATATGATTTATCTAGGTACAGGACGCGATTCTGGCGAGAAAGACCCAACTGTCCAAGCCCTCGGGTTCGGTTCACAGATTTATGGTGCTCGCGCCGACTTGATTATCCTAGATGACGTGGTGATGGGTTCTAACGCCCATGAGTGGGAGAAGCAAATTGAATGGCTTCAAAAGGAAGTAATCACCCGCCTGGGGCGGCATGGAAAACTAATTATTGTAGGAACCCGTGTCGCGCCCATTGACTTATATAAAATGATACGCTCTGGCGACCAGTGGACAGGTGGAAAGACACCCTTTACCTACTGTGCTATGCCAGCCGTTCTTGAGTTTGACGAAGACCCTAAGAAGTGGAAGACACTCTGGCCTGCGACTAACATTCAAGAGAATGATATAGATGAGGTTTTAGACAATGGACTTTTTCCCAAGTGGGATGGACCTTCTCTCTTTAAGCGCCGCTCTGAGGTCGCGCCGTCCGTTTGGGCTATGGTCTACCAGCAAGAAGATGTCCAGTCCGACTCCATATTCGCGCCAACACTTATCGCAGGATGTGTTAACGGTATGCGAAAGCGCGGACCGCTTAAACAAGATACTCCAGGACACCCGAGACATTTAGAATCTACTTATACCGTTATTGGTTTTGACCCTGCGGTATCGGGACGCTCAGCCTTCGTAGCAGTTACTTATAACCGTTCCGATGGTAGGGTATATGTACTAGACTGCGTCAACATGGTTGACCCATCTCCCCAGAAAGAGAATGCTCTCATTCATGAATGGGTGGAAAAGTACAAGCCCCAAGAGTTTAGAGTGGAAATCAACGCCCACCAGAAATACTATGCTATGGATACGGACCTTCGTAATTACCTAGCCCAGTGGGGTTGTCAATTGAACTCACACTTTACTGGTAAGAACAAGTGGGATACATCTTTCGGTGTGGCATCTATGGCTAGCCTTTTTGGTAGCGAGCGCGATGGCCGTTTCCAGGACAACAATATTATCGAACTACCATCCAATGAAGGCTCTGAGGGACTTAAGTCTCTTGTACAGCAATTGATTACATGGAAGCCAGATACTAAGAACCCAACCGACTGTGTTATGGCTCTTTGGTTTGCTATCATCCGCGTACGTGAGTTGATGCAGCAGTCTAGCAGGGTGGGTCAATACCAAACCAATCGATGGGCAACTAGGGCGCAAATGTCCAGCCGTGCATCACTTAATTTAGACGAAGCCTTTGCAGAGCAATGGGCTGAAACTTACAACTGATAGGATACCAATGGCATTAACAATGGAACAGGTTGCAGCAAGAGTTGACTCTCTTCGCTACCGCAACCACGAGCGTGACTCACGCAACCAGGATGTTCTTGCCGTACGCAAGGGTAAAATCTCAGAAGTATACCCAGACTTTTTTCCAGATGGTGTTGATGCTAACGTAGTAGCAAATTTTATCGACATTGTTGCACGCGACCTCTCTGAGGTCATGGCCCCTCTTCCTGCTGTCAACTGCTCCGCAGCCAGCCAGGTTAACGACAGAGCACGCAGTTTTGCAGACAAGCGTACTCGTATTGCCTCAAATTACTTCCAGCATTCTGACCTAGCAGTACAAATGTACTCAGGTACTGACTGGTATGTAACTTATGGTTTCGTCCCGTTCATGATTGAACTCGACGAAGAAAGCAAATTGCCGCGTATTCGCATAGAAAATCCAATTGGGGCTTACCCAGAATTTGACCGCTATGGACGCTGCGTTGCATTTGCCAAACGATATATGATGACTTTGGGTGAACTTGTTTCACAATTCCCAGAGTTCGAGCGCCAACTGCTAGGTGACTTCGGTTACAAGCAGAACTTGAATACTCAGGTTGAAATGATGCGCTATTACGACGAAGACCAATCCATCATTTATATCCCTTCCAAAAAGAATCTTGTTCTATCTCGCGCTGCGAATCCACTCGGTAAAATGATGGTTATTGTCGCACGTAAGCCATCCATCGATGGTGAATTGCGCGGACAGTTTGATGATGTTCTAGGTATCCAATTGCTTCGCAATCGCTTTGCGTTGCTTGCAATGGAAGCCGCAGAGAAGAGTGTACAAGCACCAATCGTCCTACCTCAGGACGTACAAGAACTACAACTTGGTGGAGATGCGGTTATCCGTACTTCAAACCCTGCTGGAGTTCGCCGCGTAGAACTGACGCTTCCACAGGGAGCATTTACAGAGCAGACCCTGCTCAACCAGGAACTACGTGTTGGTGCTCGTTACCCAGAATCTCGTACAGGAAATATTAATGCTTCTGTTGTAACTGGACAGGGTGTACAGGCACTTCTCGGTGCATTTGATACACAAGTTAAATCAGCACAGGCTATCTTCTCAGCAACGTTGCGTGACGTTATCCGCATTTGCTTTGAAGTTGACGAAAAGATTTTTCCAGATGAAAAGACCATTCGTGGTGTTGATTCTGGTTCACCATATGAAGTTACCTACAAACCATCAAAGGATATCAAGTCTGATTACTCAGCAGATGTTCGTTATGGAATGCTTGCTGGTCTAAACCCAGCGCAAGGTCTTATCTTTATGCTTCAAGCATTAGGTGGAAAACTTATCTCCAAGGACATGGCGATGAGAGAACTTCCATTTACTGTGAACGTGACTCAGGAACTTGAAAAGATTGAAATCGAAGAGATGCGTCAATCGCTTCTTGGTTCAATTCAAGCATACACACAGTCAATTCCACAGATGGCTGCACAGGGACAAGATGCATCCGATGTAGTGAGAAAGATTGCTGCGGTTATCAAGGCTCGTCAAAAGGGCCAGATGTTGGAAGATGCTATTGAAGCATCATTCACACCGCAACAGCAAGTTCCTCCTGCTGGAGTACCTACAAGTCCTGTCGAGCAGACGTCCCCTGTTCCAGGCGGCGCACCAGCAGGAGGCCCTATTACACCAGGACAGGCTCCAGCACCAGATGCTATGAGTTTGATTTCCAGCATTACGGGCGCAGGCAAATCAATGGCAAGAGTTTCAAGAAGCGGTAAAATCTAATTAACTAAGTAGGGGACGATGACAACACTTGTAGCAATTCAAGGTGATGGCTGGTCTGTCTTAGGTTGCGACTCTCGTTCTAGTGATGAAAGTGGTCGTCCTATGGACATGGCCACTCACAAGATTATAGAAAATAACGGAATCCTTATTGCGGGTTCTGGAGCAGGACGTGGCTCAAATATTCTGCAGTTCGGATGGAAAGCACCTAAGCCTACGGCTGGTGCTAACTTGGATATCTGGGTAACTCAAACATTTATCCCAGCGATGCGTAAAGCATTTGTCGATGCAGGCTATGATATGAAAGAAGATGGGGAAGCAGCAGGACATGATTCTTCGTTTCTCATCTCAGTTAAAGGCGTTATCTATCCTATCTTTGAAGACTATTCTTGGGATAGGGACATTCGTGGTATATATTACGGTGGTTCAGGTGGCGATGTTGCTCTTGGTGCTCTCGAGGCTCTTGGTGTCCAGCGTCTTACGAAGGCGGACTCAGTAGAAAAAGCAGTTCGTAAAGCAATTGCTATCGCAGCACAGTGGGATATCTATACAGCAGAACCAATTATTACTAAAATTCATTATTCTAAGTAGGAGGCCAAGATGGCAATAAGCGCTGAAAACAATTTTCAAGTATCAGCAACTGGTGGCGCGGGCGCATCTGGTCAAGGCAAGAAGTATATTCCAGGAATGAACAATTTAGGTTCTTCTGGAAAAGAAACAATGGCTCAGCAAGGTGCAGCAACAATGTACAAAGCACCAGAAGCGCCTACACTTCCACCTGTAACTCCTCTTACAGCACCAACAGAACTAAAAGACCAGCATGTAATGCATGGTTCAATGGGCGGACCAGGACCCAATAGCGTTCCTAATCTTCCAACTGCTCCTAGCGAAGACCCAGATATCCAATCTTTGCGCGACCACTATGACATCCTTGCATTTTGGGCATCACAACCTGGTGCATCACAAGCATCTAAAGACTACGTAAGTTACCTTAGCACAATTGTCCAGGGAAATGTGGTATAATGGCTGGGATTTGGGATTCACTAGCGCGGACCCAGGAGATACTTTCAAAATATAAAAAGACAGATGCACCGTTTAACTCTGATAAGAAATTAAACTTTGGGGCTGCTTTAGATATTGCAAAGAATATGCCTGCTAATCCTACATATTACAGCAAAACAATTGCTGAGGCTAAGCAACAACTATTTTTTCCTACTGCTGGAACTGGCGTAAATACTGGTGGTGTTAATAATGCTATCGAACGTGGACGTCAAGATATTCTAGGTGTAGCACAAGCAACACTTGGTAAACCAATCGGCATTCCTGCTAGCGCGGCTGCTGGTGCAGCGATTGGTTCTGTTGTTCCTGGCGTCGGTACTGCCATTGGCGGTGGACTCGGTGCGCTTACTGGTACTACAATGTACGGTATTGCAGAACTTGACAAGAAAACAGATGGCAAAGTTAGCAAAGCCCTTATGTCTGGTACAAAAGGTGTGCGTTCTAACTACGCTTTTGTTAGTGATGTTACAAAGCATGATGCTGCGCTAGGCTTTTGGGCCACACTTGCACTTGTTGGTGCTGGTGTAGCAGGTACTGCTGCTGTAATTGCATCAGGCGGTGCGGCTGCTCCTGCAGTTGCTGCTGGTTTGCTCGCTATGTACGGTGCTGGTAAAGCAGAACGTGCTGCTGCAGAGGCTGGTGTCTTTGATTCTATTTCTAAGAGCATTAAACAGTCTGCTATTCTTTCTCAAAGCGCTGTAGGACAAGAGCGTTATAATTTTGGTACTGATGCTATGCATCTTGCTTCTGCTGCAACTGGTTTTAAGACACTTGGTGATACAACTAAGGGCATTGGTGCAATCGGTTCTGGCTTATTAAACTTTGTTGCAGAAACTGGAACAGCCCCAGATATCAAGGGACTCCAACTCGGTGGTAAGTTAGTACGTGCAGCAACTGTTGGCGGTATTACATCAAAGACAGAAGGACCACTTGTTGGTTTTGTCGAAAAGGTTACTAATGAACCTGCTCGTGCAGCGCAACGTCTTGCTGATGATGTGGCAGTTATTAAAAGAACTGTTGCTGGGGAAGAAACTGCTTATACCCCATTAATTAAATTTTTACAAGAGAATGATGTTGCTACAATTCAGCAACGTATAGAATATCGTGGTAATGAAATTGGCCAGATTGGTATTCCTCTTGTCGCTGGTAAAAGCGCAGAAGAAATTGGTCTAGTACTACGTATCTCTCGTGGAGATAAGACTGCACTAGAAGAACTATCTGCTCAGCACCCATCAACATTTGCACAATTAATGCGCTATGAAGGTATGCTTGAGACAATCGAGCAATCTGGTAATCAACGTATTGCTTATGGCTTTACTCGTGCAGATGGAAGTAACATTGTTCTTTCCAAGAAGTTGACTGGTAACACAGCAATGATTGAAGCAGAACTAGAAGACTTACAATCACGTTTTAGTAATCTTAACAAAATGCTTAAACTTGATTCTTCAATGCAGGAACGTACTGTATCAAAGATTCCTGGTATAGAAGCACTTCGCAACGATATTGCTAAGCAGCGTGCTGCCAATAAATTAGGCAATACAGAAACAGACCTCACTACTCGTGAGACTATGGCTGGCAAAGTCATGCAAAAGGTTTACACAGACAACAGCCTGCTTGGTGTAACTATCCGTAAGATAGATAGAGCGCTAGATGACACTCCTCACCAAACTGTTAATTTTAATGACATGGTTACTGGAACATCTCGCTTACGTACTACAACTCGTGCTGCTGTTGATAAGCAACTTATGGCTCCAGAAGAAGGACGTCTTCTTTATAACTCTTTCATAACTGCTAAAACAGAAGTTGAAAAACTTGCTGCATTAGAGAAATTTGAAACACGTATCTTTGAACAACTTGGAAACAAGCATGGTGTTCCTGGACTATTGGTTGACCAAGTTCTCAAAGAGTATCTTACTATCATTGCACGCAATAAGTCTAAGGCTGTTGAAGCCAAGGCTGCTAATAAGGCTTACATGATTGATGAAGTTGGCGACGTAATCGTTGACCCACAACTTATCTCACAGTTGGCTAACGGACATTATCTTCCAGATATCGACCTTCTTGATAAAGCGTTTGCACGCTATTCAAAGAAGATGGGTGAAGAAGCAAGTCTACCAGTTAACATGGCTATTTTTGGCCGTTCTGTTGTAGATGAATTCCAATCAGTATGGCGTTCTATTACTCTTGCTCGTACAGGATTCCCAGTTAACATTATGCGTGACTCTACGCTACGTGCGTGGGGTGATGGTGCGTTATTCTACATGGTTAAAGACATGAGTACAACAGCACTTGAGAATGTAGTTAAGTCAAAGAATGAAGTTTCAGAAATCCGTAACTGGGCTAAAACTGTAACTCGTAAAGATTCTAACTTAAAGTATATTCGTCAAGAGATGAATACACGCGATGCCGCACTCAAGGATATTCCAAATGTTCTTAAGCGTGCTGGTTATGATGCTGCAGACCCAAAGACTTTAACTCCAGAAGTTCAAAAAGTTTTAGATTACCAAAATCAAGTACAATCAATCCGTGAAGGTTTGAGCATGCGCGAGCAACAACTTGTTGCAGGCAAGCCTGAGAAGATTGTTGGTCGTGATTCAGTTAATATCATGGGCTATGACTTCCCTAAGGGTGGTGCTGGTCGTTTTGGTAGGATGAGTTATGATAAGTTGCGTGGCAAGGAAGACCTTCGTGGACTTCTTGCATCATCTCGTGAACTTGACATGGCTAATATTCGACGTGACCGCGTTGGTGGACATAAGATTGAACCTACACAGTTCAATGAGAAGTTGCACTTGAAGTCATGGGAAACAATTCTTAATAACAGCCTCAAAAATGACCCAGTTGCACGCCTTATTCTTGGACAGAAGATGACTGAAAAAAACATCATCTCATGGATTAGAAGCGAAAAGTCAACTGATTACATTGAACGCTTTGGATACGACCCAAAGTTAAAGCGTGCTCTTAAATATTCTGATGCTGAGTATATCTATAACCGTGTTCTTAATGCAGTCAATCAGTTTGCTCCAGAGACTAAACTTTGGAAGCCAATTCTTGACGACACATTAGATGTAACTACTCTAAAGAAGTTATATCCATCATGGCAAGAACGCCCTACAATCGTAACTGACCTAGCAGAAGATTTGCTTGGAACAAGTAACGCTGCACGCTGGATGTCAAATCTTCTCAAGGATACAGTAGCGTGGATGGCTACAGTTCCTACAAGCGTTTTGTCATATCAGCCATACTTTAATGCAAAGTATCAGCATAAGTTGCAGAACATGGTAGCAGTTGCTAACCAACAGGGACGTAAGTTAAGCGAGATGGACCAGGCGCAGTTTGAATCTGTTGCTCGCGCTCATGCTATGAGCGAATATAAGAGCAAGATTAACGCATTCAACCGCGATATGAATTATCCTGCTATGGTTAACTACATTATGGCATTCTTCCCTGCAGTGGTAGAACAGTACCGTGCATATGGAAAGATTACAATGGAGAACCCAGAGTTCCCAATGAAGATTCTTGCTATGTCTCGTATTCCAGACTATGTCGGTGATGTAAAACTTGACCAATATGGAACTGAGTATGTAGAAGTAGCACTTCCCTTACTTGGTATTCATGGACGCCTTCCAGTATCATGGTTTAATGCTGTTAACCCAACTGGTGGACATATCCTATCAGCAGGTCCAGTATCATCATTTGGTGTAAATATACTTGCTAAGCATGTTGACTTACCTAAGATGTTTGTAGATACAGTTCTTCCATTTGGCGTACAGGCTAATAACCTAAACGCTCTAACACCAGGCCAACTGCGTAGAGCAGGCCAGGCATTCCAAGCATTCGTGCTAAAGAATGGCGAACAGTATAACAAAGATGTTAATATGTTCATTGAAATGAAGCGCTTTGATTTCCAAGGGGAATATCATCGTCAGCCCAATGCCAATGAGATTGACCAAATGTACAAGCGCTCACGTAAGGATGCTACACAGTTAGCAATCCTTCGCTCAGTTGGTGCTGGTATTCTTCCCGCACAGCCACAATATGTAACACCTATCCAGGTGTATGCGGACCTTCTTGGTAAGTACATGAAGGATTATGGTCAAGATGGAGCAGAACGCTTCACACAGGACTACCCAGACTATTATCTTCTTGTAGATAAGTTAACTGACTCAACATCTGGCATTCGTTCAGATGACACAGCAGTTGCTCTTGTAAAGAAGAATACTGATGTTATTGAGAAGATGGTTGCAGGTCGTATTGATTTACGCTCTCTTGGAGCCGTATTCAATGATGATAACTATGCATTCTCTGGAACAGCACAGGCTTACCTAGTAAACAATGCTATTCCTGGTACAAAGCAGAAGTTCAAAGAGCAGGGTGAAGCCCTAGCAAATAACACTTCATCTATTGTATCTAATGGTTGGAATCAATGGAATAAGATGATTGAGACTGTAACACAGGAACTCATCAACAATGACCCACCTTATGACGTATCTCATGGATATGGCGCTGCAGTTCTTGATACATATAAGAAGAACTTCATGGAAGCAATGAAGACACAGAATAACCTTTGGTACGAAGAGAAGGTTGGCGCTGGTTATACTAACCGCCAGAATGACGTGGTACAGGTATTGACTATTGCTGCTAACACACCTAAGTTGTGGGCAGACCTAGCAAAGCAGCCACGTTGGCACTCAGTTGTTGAGTATCTAAACTTTAGATATGAGATGTACGATGCTCTCAAGGCTCGTGGAACTACAATTAATACAGCCAAAGCAACTGACCTATTACAGGCAGCGAAAGCAAAGGTAGCAGAACTACGTAGAACAGATGTCAACTTTGGCAAGTTCTATGATAGATATTTTGATGGGGATGAGTTCTCATATGTCTATGAAGAACAACCAGCGATTGGGAGTAAATAATGGCAGAAACACCTAAACCTAGTGCTACACCAGTAGTAGGTCGTAAGCCTGTTGTGCCAAAGTTTAATCCACTTCCAAGCATAACACCTACACCTACACCAAGTCAATCTGCTGCTCCTTCTATTAGTGCAATTGATAAGATTAACCAGAAACTTAAGTTGCTTCCTGGATTCCCAGCAGTTGACCCTAATGCATTTGCTGGATTAAATACTAATGATAATTATACAAATGAAGAAGCAACCGCTCTTGGGGTTATTCTAAAGAAGTTGGGTTACCCAGTAAAAAAGACTAAAGAATCTATACTTACTGTAATTGCTACTAACCCAGAACTGCTTGCTCTACAGGGAAAGTCAAAGACATACTCAGACTTCCTGCTTGGTCTTAAAAGCGCATACCTTCCTGGTCTTGACACACCAGCAACCCCGAAGGCTCCTGATACAACTCGTCAAGTTTATCAGTATAAGCCAGAAGAAATCAATGCACTTATTGATGATGTATATGTAACCACTCTTGGACGTCCTGCAACAGAAGAAGAAAAGCAAGCAAAGTTTGCCGTTCTTGACCAACAAATCAAACAGGGTACAACATCTGTTAGCAAAGTTGTAAAGAATAAAAAGACTGGTAAAATGGAAACATTAGTTACCCAGACTCCTGCATTCTCAACAACTGCTGCTAAAACAACTATTGAAGCAGAACTTAAAAAAGCAAATCCAGATGATTTTGACCGCAAGAAGCGTATTGACTTTGCTGGTTGGCTATCACAGAATGTGGCGGGTGCATAATGGCAGCGTTAGATGCAGCAAATGAGGCAAGGCTTGCTACAGAGGCAGCCGCAGCGGCAGCAGCAAATGCAAATGCTGGCATAACTGCAGCAAATTCATATGGAATTAGTGAGGCGTTACTTGCCGCACATCCTGAACTAGCGGCAGTTTATGCTATGTTCAAAGCGAACAATATTCCTAAGGCTCTGGAACTTCTTTATGCTTCGGCATACTACAAGAACTCAAGCGCAACAGTTAAAACACGCGAAAAACAGAAGTTAGAGCAACCTGCTGTATACGCAGACAGCCTAGAGAAATACAAGATTGCTGCTCGTCAACGTCTTGTTACAACTGGCATTAAGATTGATATTGCTGCGTTTGACCTGCTTGCAGCAGATGCTTATGCTAAAGGAATGGACGACAACCAATTTGACCAGGCCATTATGGTATCTGGAAAGATTACTGGTTTTGGTGGTAATATCCTTGGTGATACTACTACATTAAAATCATATGCTAGTTCATTTGGTGTAGATAAGTATCTAGATGCTAATTATTGGACACAGAAGCAAAAAGACTTGTTTGCTGGTAGCATAACAACTGCTGACATTGAAAAAGAAATTAGAGACAAAGCAGCGAGCGCTTTCCCAGGTTATGCTGACCAAATCAACAATGGTGTTACTGTAGATTCAATTGCATCTGCATATAAGGGAGCAATGGCTAATCTACTAGAACGTGATGCTGACTCAATTACATATGATGACCCACGTCTACGTGCGGCATTGCAGTATGTAACACCAGATGGCAAACCATCTACTAAGCCACTATGGCAATTTGAAAAAGAACTTCGTAGTTCTCCAGAATGGCAGTATACTAATAATGCACGTAACACTGTTGACTCTATGTCACTTAAAGTAATGCAAGATTGGGGTATGATGTAATGGCAGTCGCAGACCCAAATAGCCCCGATACGGCAGTACGCGTACAACCTGGTGATACACTTAGCGCTATTGCTAAAGCCAACGATTTAACACTTCAAGAATTACTTGCCCTTAATCCAGTATTAACAAGCAATCCAAAGTATAATGGTGGCAATACAATCTTTAGTAATACTAAAGTTAATATTGCTCCAGCAGCACCAGCAGTATCAACTGTATCTGGTGGTGCATTTACCGATTCTCAAAATGCAGCACGTTTAGCAGCAGCCGACAAGGCAGCATCCGATGCAGCAGCAGCACAGGCTGCAGCAGCCGCTAATGCAGCAGCAAATAAAGCAGCACAAGATGCGGCTGACAGGGCCGCAGCAGATGCAGCAGCAAAGGCTGCAGCAGATAAAGCAGCGGCAGATGCCGCAGCAGCAGCAGCAAAAACTCAAGCAGAAAAAGATGCTGCAGCAGCAGCACAAGCAGCGGCTGATAAGGCCGCAGCAGATGCAGCAGCGGCTAAAGCCGCAGCAGATAAAGCCGCAGGAGTAAATAAGTTTGCACCTGGCAATGGTGTAACTTCTACAAATGATTCATCTACTCCAGCGTCTGCAACAACTTATACGCCAAGTGCTAATATTAACTCTGCTGGTAATGTAACTCTTGCAACAACTAATGTGGCAGATACGACTGCAGCAGATTATGCAAAGGCCCAGGCTGCTCTTGAAAAAGAACAGGCTCGTCAATCTACTATTGCTGTTATGCAAGCACGATTTGCACAATATAATCTTGGGACACTTGCAGACAAAATTAAGGCACTTGCAATTGATGGAGCAACGGAAGCAACAATTACACTTCAATTGGCAGAGACACCTGAATACCAAGCACGCTTTAAGGCTAATGCTGACCGCGTAAAGAACAATCTACAAGTCCTTACGCCAGCAGAGTATCTTAATCTTGAAGATGGATATCGTCAAGTTCTACGTTCATACGGATTGACACAGTTTGCCAATGATGAATATGTAACTCAATTCATCGCAAATGATGTATCTGCAACAGAACTTACTAATAGAGTTAATACAGCAGTAACACGCATTCAGAATGCTGACCCATCTGTAACTACAACACTTCGTGATTACTATGGTATCACTCAGCCAGATTTGATTGGCTACATCCTAGACCCAGCGCAAAATATCAATACAATTCAGAAGAAGATTTCTGCAGCAGAGATTGGTTCAGCAGCGAGCCTACAAGGACTTCAATCTAGCGTTGGAGTTTCAGAGGCACTTGCCAACCAAGGGGTTACACAGCAACAGGCACAGACAGGCTATGCAACTATTGCTGGCATTCTTCCAACTGCTGAAAAACTTAGCCAAATTTACGGAGGCACAACAGATGCCTATGGACAAAGCACCGCAGAGCAAGAAGTATTTAATAACCTTGCATCAGCACAACGTGCTCGTCAAAAACTGACAGCAAAAGAAATTGCTAACTTTAGCGGTTCCTCTGGAACTTCAAAGGGTGCATTCTCAACAGGATACCTTAATAAGCAATCCGCAGCAGGTCAGTTCTAAATAGAATCCTTCTTTGATAGACCAGCCCAAAGAAGCGTACTAGACTGGTAGCAAGAGCCAGCCCAATCCCCCGATTGGAATCTGAGGCTTGCGATTCAACTAACGAAAGGGTGGACAGTTGCTATGAGCAACAACTACTGGGATGAAGACGAAGACGACTTTGATACAGAAGTCATAACAGGTAATGAAACTGGAAGCGATTTACTAAAGAAATTGCGGAAGGCTAAACGCGCTGATGAAAAGCGTATTAAAGAACTCACTGAGCAACTCGATGGATTGTCGAAAACGCAGCGTGAGCGTACAGTCAAAGAAGTCCTAGAAAAGAAAGGTGTAAGTCCTAAGGCGGCAAGATTGCTTCTCAAGGATATCGACGGCGAAGTCAACGAAGAGTCAGTGAATAACTGGCTTGATGACAATGCCGAGTTATTCGGAATCAATATTCCATCGCAGGATGCACCTGAAAAAGGTGAGACTAATCGTGCGGCATTACGCCAGCAAGATGTTCTCACACAAGGTGCAGTTACACCTGACAGAGCAGAAGATATTAACAATCGTATTGATGGCGCGGCCGATATGGACGAGTTGCTATCAATTCTTCGCTCAAACTAATCATAGTTTCCTAGTCACTTGGAGGTGACACGCAATGGCTAATGCCTATACAACCACAGGTTCGTCCTCACTCGGAGGAACAGTCGGTAGTGCTGGTCTAGTACAAAAAGCGTATGACCGTCTCTTGGAGTTTGCCCTCCGTTCAGAGCCACTCATTCGTTCAGTAGCAGACAAGCGTCCTACAAACCAATCAATTCCAGGTTCAACAGTAGTGCTACAGCGCTACGCTGACCTATCAGCAGCAACATCAACACTTACAGAAACAACTGACCCAGATGCAGTAGCAATGTCTACACCAACATCTGTTACTATCACTCTTAACGAGTACGGTAACTCAGTTCTTGTTACACGTGCGTTGGAACTCTTCTCTCTTGCAGACGTAGACCCAGCAATCGCTAACATCATCGCGTTCAACCTTGCAGATTCAATCGACCAGGTAGCAATGGAAACATTGCGTGCTGGTACTAACGTAATCTACTCAGGTTCAACAGCGACTTCTACAGCAACAATTACTGCTGCTGCAACACTTTCTTCTGCTAACGTCCGTAAGGCCGTTGCGAAGTTGCGTGCTGGTAAGTCAAAGGCTCGTAAGGGCTCACTATACTGGGCTGGTATCCACCCAGAAGTTTCACACGACCTACGCGCCGAGACAGGCTCATCAGGTTGGTTGCTTCCTAACCAATACGGTTCAGTTCAGGACCGCATCTGGGCAGGAGAAATCGGTACATACGAAGGTGCATACTTTATTGAATCACCACGTTTGTACAACGCAACAGACGGTGCATCATCTGCACGTAACTACCGTACTATCATCGCTGGACAGCAAGCGCTTGCAGAAGCAGTTGCAGAAGAGCCACATGTAGTTATCGGACCAGTCGTTGACAAGTTAATGCGTCACCGCCCAATGGGTTGGTACGGCGTACTTGGTTTCGCACGTTACCGTGAAGAAGCACTATACCGAATCGAATCAGGTTCATCAATCGCATCATAGTTGATTGACGGGTGGGGCTAAGGAAACTTAGCCTCATCAGTAAATTCACTATAAGGAGAATAATGCCAAACTATACATTCGTAACACCAATCATTGCCGAAGGCCCTGCTGGTGGACATCGTCTATTTCAATTTCGTAAATTAGATAGAGGTATTACAGTTGTTGGAGAACCTGGTGCTTATCAACAAGTGCGTTATTTACAAGATGAAGTTCTTAATACTTATAGCGAAATCTATCGTGGTGGGTATAACTACACAGTAAACGCAGCAACTAAAACAGCATTAATTGCTGGTGGCGTTGGGGTTACAGAAGCAAACTTTACAGCACAGTAGGGACACAATGAATATTCACCAAAGACAGACACATCCAGAATATGTAGAAGGATGTTTTGGTTGTAAAATTGGAACACTTGAACTTGGAACTGGTGATACCACTAGGGACATTTCAGATAAAAAATGGAATGCTGAACTTAATGCATACCGAGATGCAAGAGACCAGGGCATACGCCCAGGAGGAACATCTATGGCCCACATTGAAGCAGCACATGTAGCATCAGAGAATTTGGGTAAGGCCTATAATGCGGAGACCATGCCTAAAGCACATCAGATAAATAAAAAAACCGCCGAAGTTATGAAGGAAGTTGGACTATAATGGCTAAGATGGAAATGTATGCATCTAAGGGTGCTATGAAGAAGCATGAAAAAGGCGAAGGCTCAAAGATGCAAATGATGGAAAAAAAGGCTGGAATTAAGAACATGGTCAAAAAGTCTTCTGTAAAGAAGATGGGCAAGAAGAAGTAAATGGCTACACGTAACTCCGCAGGAGACCATTCAAATATGTCTTCACTTTACAAGCCAGTTATTAGTTATGCTAAAACTGTCGGTAAAGCCGCTGCTGATTACGGCAGTGCATGGAAAGATGCTTTCAACAAGAGCGCAGATATCACGCCAGGAGCAAATGCTCGTGCTCGTGCTGCTAACAAGCGCCAAGATGAAGAGCAAGGTCAACTTCTAGGAGCAATCCTACAAGGTCGTAAGTACGACAATAAGACCAACAAGCAGATTAAGAAATGAAAAAGGTTCATCCAGGATTTAAGGCTGCAGCATCAAGCATTGCTAAGAAGCAAGGTATCTCCAAACAGAGTGCCTCAGCAATCTTAGCAGCAGGTGCTCGTAAGGCTAGCAAAGCCGCAGTTAAAGCCAATCCACGTTTGAAGCGTGTATCAGGACCTAAGAAAGCACCTATTGTTGGTGCTCCAGCAAGAGATACAAGAGCAAAGTAAGGGACAATCATGACAGAAGCATGGACACGCAAAGAAGGAAAGAATCCTAAAGGCGGATTAAATGCAAAGGGTAGAGCATCTTACAAAGGTGGAACCCTTAAGCCTCCAGTAAAGTCTGGTGATAACCCACGCAGGGCAAGTTTCCTTGCACGCATGGGTGGAGCGCCAGGACCTGAACGTAAACCCAATGGTGAACCAACACGTTTGCTGTTATCACTAAATGCGTGGGGAGCAAGTTCAAAGGCTGATGCTAAGAAAAAGGCAGCAGCAATATCTGCTCGTAATAAAAAGAAGTAAGGGATAGGGACAATGGGACAAGAAACAATATCAGTCGCCTGGTGCGACAATGGCATGGTAGATGGCAAGTTTACACAGGGTATGGTAGATGTATTGCTACACTCTGGATTAAAGTTTGAAACTTCTATTAGAAGCCAAGGTAATCAAATTGGACGCCAACGCGAGACAATTGTTAAATACTGGTATGAACAGAATAAATCTGACTGGCTATTATGGCTAGACTCAGATGTAGTAGTAAGCCCAGAGAAGTTCAAACTACTTTGGGATAATAGAGATGCAGAGAAGCGTCCGCTTCTTACTGGAGTATATTTTACAACTGATACACCAGAAGAACCGTTGATGATTCCAATGCCTACTCTATTTGAATTTGCTGAACAAGATGGCGTAGTGGGTATTAAACGTTTACACCCAATGCCTCAGAATAAGTTCATGCAAGTTGGTGCTGCTGGCATGGGGTTTGTGTTGATGCACAGAAATGTAATTACACGTATTCTTGAAGCAGTTCCAGACGCTCCAATCTTTACTGAGATTGGCGTCAATAAATCTTTCATGGGTGAAGATATCTATTTCTTTGCTCTATGCGATAAGGCAGATGTTCCAGTTTGGTGTCATACAGGAGCCACAGTTCCTCATATGAAACGATTCTCATTTGATGAGCATTACTATAATGCATTCAATGGACAACCAGAAAAACCTAAAAGCAAACTTATTACCCCAGGTTATATGAACAAGAAGGGCTAGACAATGGCACTAGGAAGAGAAGGTAGCACTCTCATTGAAGAGTTAAATCGCCTTGCCTTTGGTGGAACACTACCACCTAAGACTCAATGGTTAGACGATGAAGGTGCTGCAAACAAGTTGGCAGGAACTACTGGCTTAGCGGCTACTGGTGCTTGTAACATCTATGCAGGTCTTCCTATTAGTAAGTGGCAAGACCTTCAAGGAGCATGTAACGCAATCGCAGGTACTACGGGCAAAGGCGCTGCAGCCGCACTTAGAACGGTGAATATGTAATGGCAAAATTAAAAGACTTAATTGATGAGGTTAGTCTTAACCTTTCAGGTTATACGCTACAACAGGACCGTACAACACACCTTACAGAAGCAATCACTGGCTTAACATCATCTAGCGCTTCTCCTCTAATTGTTAAACTTGGTTCAACTGATTCAGTTGGCAAGGGTACAGTTGAGATTGATGAAGAGTTGATGTGGATTGATTCATTTGACCGTATTGCTAATACAGCAACTGTGGCCCCGTATGGTCGTGGCTTTCTTGGTTCAACACCAGCAACACACCTTCTAGATTCAAAGGTAGTAATAAGCCCAACGTTTCCACGTTATTCAATTAAAAAGGCCATTAATGATACTATTGCATCTATCTCTGCAACATTGTACGCAGTCAAGACAACAACATTTGTATATAACCCAGCGGTAACAACATACGCTTTCAATGATTTAGATATTAAGAACATCCTTACAGTTTCATGGCAGAGTATTGGCCCAACTAAAGAATGGGTAAAGATTCGTCATTTTGATTTTGATTCAATCGCAAGTACTAGCGCTTTTGGCGCTGGTTCTCAAACAATAACAATTGGTGATAGAATCACACCTGGACGTACAGTCAAAGTGATGTACTCAACCAATGCAGTACCATTTACAGATAATGAACAAGAGTTTGAAACCCAAACAGGTTTGCCAGACTCAGTAAAAGATATTGTAGTTCTCGGTGCTTCGTACCGATTGCTAACATATCTAGACCCAGCACGTGCAGGAATGGTTAGCCCACAGGCTGACGAGACGGATTCCAAACGTCCATACGGTGCTTCACAATCTGCTACCAAGCAGTTGTTTGCTCTGTACTCACAACGACTCACAGAGGAAACTCGCGCCCAACAGCAGAATTTCCCAATCCGCGTCCACTACTCCCGCCGATAGGTAGAATAAATGACAACTAGAAAATACTCCTCACGTTCACAGCAAACAACGTTATCTACAGCGTTAACATCTACTGCTACATCAATGCAGGTAGTATCTGGTTCTTCACTCCTTGGTGGGGCAACAATATCTGCTGGTGAAATATTCACAGTAGTAATTGACCCAGATACAGCGCTTGAAGAAATTGTAGATGTAAGCGCCCGAAGTACAAATACTCTTACAATTGCACGTAATGTTGATGGTTCAACAGGTCAGGCTCACTCTGCAGGCGCAGTAGTTCGACACATGGCTATTGGTAGAGATTACCGCGAAGCCAACCTTCACATTGAAGCAACTGCTTCTTATAACGATGGAACTGCAACTCACACAGTTCACGGTGTTTCTGGTTCTGTAGTAGGAACAACAGACACTCAGGCTTTGACTAACAAAGACCTTTCATCTGCAACTAACACTCTTTCAACATCAGTTGTCACTTTAACTGGCACTCAAACACTTACAGGCAAAAGTTTAACTAGCCCAACCATTACTGGTACTGGTGCTATTGCTGGTACATTTACTGGCAATCTTACTGGCAATGTAACTGGTAACGTAACTGGTAACGTCTCTGGTTCTGCTGGTTCTGCAACAGGTAATGCTGCAACAGCAACAGCCTTAGCAACAGGCAGAACAATCTCCCTTACTGGAGATGTAACTGGAACTACTGGCACATTTGATGGAACTGGTAATGCCACAATGACCTCAGCAATTGCTGCTGGTGTTATCGTAGATGCTGATGTAAACGCCGCAGCAGCCATTGCAAAGACCAAGATTTCAGGAACTGCTATTACAGCAGCCGATACTGGCACAGTAACAAGCACAATGCTTCTTGATGGAACAATCCTTAACGCAGATATTAACGCTGCAGCAGCCATTGACAAGACTAAGGTATCAGGTACAGCGGTAACTCTTGCTGATACTGGAACTGTCACAGGAACAATGATTGCAGATAATACAATTGTTAATGCTGATGTTAACTCAGCAGCAGCAATTGCTTATAGCAAGTTAAACCTTAACGCAACTATTACATCTGCAGATATTGTAGATGGTACTATCGTTGCTGGAGATATTGCCAATGGAACTATTACCGCAGCAAAGATGGTCTCTGACCCTTATGCTCGTGCTAACCATACTGGTACTCAACTAGCAGCAACTGTCTCAGACTTTGACACACAGGTACGCACATCTCGCTTAGACCAGATGGCTTCTCCTACCGCTTCTGTTGCTCTTAACTCACAGAAGATTACAGGACTTGCAACACCAACTCTTACTGGAGATGCTTCAACTAAGGGTTACGTAGATGCACAGATTACTGCCTTAGTCGGTGGTGCTCCAGGTACACTTGATACTCTTGCTGAAATTGCTTCTGCAATCTCTAGTGGTGGTTCATTTGAATCAACAGTAGTTCTCAAGTCTGGTTCTACAATGACTGGTGCTTTGACTTTATCGGGTGCTCCAACAACTAGCCTACATGCTGCTACTAAAGCATATGTAGATACAGTTGCTGGTTCTGCAACTGCAGCCGCTGCTAGTGCAGCCGATGCTGCAACAAGTTATGATAACTTTGATGACCGTTACCTCGGCCCTAAAGCAAGTGCTCCAACATTAGATAATGATGGTAATGCTTTACTTACTGGTGCTCTTTATTGGAATTCAGTATCTAATACAATGTTTGCATGGTCAGGTACAGCATGGGGTTCCATTTCATCTACTGCTGAAATCTATCGTTACAAGTATATTGCAACTGGTGGAGAAACGTCTAAGTCAGGTGCAGACGCTAACGGTCTAACTCTTTCTTATATTGCTGGTAAAGAACAAGTATATCTCAACGGCGTACTTCTTGTTCGCGGTACAGATTACACAGCAACTACTGGTACTAGCATAACAGCGCTTGCAGCACTTACCGCTTCTGATGTACTAGAAATTATTACATTTACAGCATTTGATTTAGCAACTGCTATTTCTAATTCTTTAATGACTGCAAAGGGTGATATCCTAGTAGCAACTGGTGCTAGCACTCCTGGTAAATTGGCACTCGGCACTGATACATATATCCTTACTGCCGATTCCACTCAAACAACAGGAATTAAATGGGCAGCACCTGCTGCTGGTTATTCAGCACCAACTCTTGGTTCAACTTCAATTGCTTCTGGCGCTACAGTAACAACAATTAATGGTTTAACTAAAGTAGTATCAGCAACACACGCATCACTTGATGCAAATTCATATGAACAAGATATTACGCTCATGAACATCATGGGCGCTTGGTAACGGAAGGTAGTAACTAATGGCTACAACAACTAAGGCTCTCTTTCGAGGAGCAGCAGCAACAACAAGTACAACCCTATATACAGTACCCGCATCTACAACTACAGTAGTAACAAATATTGTTGTTACCAATACAACAAGTACAGCAGGAACATTTAGTTTACTTCTTGACGATGTATCTGTTGCCACTACTGTTACTGTTGGCGCTCTGGACTCAACAATTATTGATATGAAGCAAGTGCTCGCAACTACAAAAACTATTAAAGGTTTAGCATCTGCTACAACAATTAACTTCCACATTTCAGGAGTGGAGATTGCTTAATGGCAACATATAAGTTTAGTACTAATAGTCTAAAAACACCATTAAAGTATAGTTCACTACTTGCTGGTAATCCTTTTTATGACCCAAATATAACTATTGATTTTCTTGTAATTGCTGGCGGAGGCGCTGGCGGTACAAACGCAGGCGGTGGAGGTGGTGCTGGTGGACTTCGTTCATCTGTCACTGCAACTGGTGGCGGAGGTACTTTAGAATCTTCTTTAGTTCTTACTATAGATACAGCATACGCAGTTACAGTTGGCACTGGTGGCCTTAGAACTGGTGGACAAGGCGGCGTTGGTGCTAATTCTGTATTCTCAACCATTACTGCAACTGGCGGTGGCGGTGGTGGTTCTGCAGGTGGTAACGCATCATCTGGTGGTTCAGGTGGTGGCGGTGGTACTGGTTCAGGTAATGGTGCGGCTGGAACCGCTAATCAAGGTTACGCTGGTGGAAATATTAACGGTGGTGGAGGTGGCGCAAGCGCTGTAGGTGCTACTGGTACTGGTGACAATATTGGTCGCGTTGGTGGTGCTGGTTTAGCCGTTTCTATATCTGGTACACCAGTAACTTATGCAGGTGGAGGTGGCGGTGGCGGTAACACTGGTGCTTCTGGTGCTGGCGGTGCTGGTGGAGGTGGTGCTGGTGGACAGGCTTCATCTGCAACTGCTTATACTGGTTATTCAGGAACACCCAACACAGGTGGTGGCGGTGGTGGCGGTAATACACAAGATGGCCCAGGCGGTGCTGGTGGTTCAGGTATTGTTGTATTACGTTATCTTAGTGCTACTCAAAAAGCGCGTGGTGGAGTAGTAACTTCTTCTGGAGGATATTTTATTCACACGTTCTACACATCGGGAACTTTTTACACATCTTTCGCTGCACCAAATGCAACTGGTGGAACAATCACTAGAGATGCTAATTACTGGTATCACACATTTACATCTAGTGGAACATTTGCTCCAACAACATCTAAAACCTGCGATGTACTTGTAGTCGCTGGTGGCGGTGGTGGAGGTACAGATGCTTATACTGCTGGCACTCGTAACGGTGGTGGGGGTGGTGCTGGTGGTATTTTCTACGCTACATCTCAATCAATTTCAACTAATCAAACTGTTACTATTGGTGCAGGCGGGGCTGGTTCTGGAACAAGCAATGGCGCAAACGGTACTAATACAACTTTTGGTTCACTTACTGCTGCAGTAGGCGGTGGTGGCGGAGGCGCTCACTCATCCGCAACAAATATTGCTGGTCAAAACGGCGGTAGCGGTGGCGGTGGTGCTAATAGTGCTAGTGGCGGTTCATCAACGCAAACTGGAACTGGCGGAACTGGATATGGTTTTGCTGGCGGTGCTGGCGGAAATCAAACAGGTGGCGGTGGAGGCGGTGCTGGCGCGGTAGGCGTTGCTGGTGCAGCAACTGCAAGTTCACCTAGTGGTAATGGCGGACCTGGATTAAACACTTGGAGTAGTTGGGGTGTTGGCGTAGGCGGATACATCGCTGGTGGCGGTGGCGGTTCTGGTCTTGGCGGCAATGGTGCAGCAAAATCTGGTGTTGGTGGAGTCGGCGGTGGTGGCGAAGGTGCTAATGGCGCTGGTGGATTTGCAGGAATTGCAAATACTGGCAGTGGCGGTGGCGCAGGCGGTGGCACTGGTAGCGGTTCTGGTTACACAGGTGGTAATGGTGGTTCAGGATTGGTGGTAATTCGATATGCAGTCTAAATACTTTGCACAACTAGAAAACAATACAGTCATTAAAGTTATTGTTGCAGAACAAGATTTTATAGACACGCAAAGCGGCACTTGGATTGAAACAACAATGGATGGTTCTTTAAGAAAAAACTATGCATCGGTTGGTCATACTTATGATGAACCTAGAGATGCTTTCATTGCTCCTAAACCATTTAATTCTTGGATATTAAATGAAAATACTTGCCAATGGGAACCGCCTATTGCATATCCTGTTAATAATTTAATTTATAAATGGGATGAATTAAATCTAGTTTGGGAGATAACTAATGACTAAAGCACGTGACCTAGCCAATGCCTCAACAGCATTATCGGCTGTATCAGCAACTGAACTGGCATTTGTAGATGGTGTTACCTCTGCTATCCAGACTCAGATGGATGCTAAAGCACCATCATCTACTGCAGTTACATTAACTGGTACTCAGACTCTTACTAATAAGACACTGACTAGCCCTGCACTAACTACACCAACCATTAGCACAGCAACAACTAATGGAGATATTTTATACGGAACAGGCTCTGGTGCTTTGGCTCGTCTAGGTGTTGGCTCTACTGCTCAGGTCTTGACTGTGGCTGCTGGTGTGCCTAGTTGGGCTACGCCTGCAGGCGGTGGCAAAATCTTGCAAGTGCAATTCTTTACCTTAAATGGTCCATCTGCAGTTGTTTCAACATCATCTACATACGCTTCAACAACAGTAACTCAAAACATTACTCCTTCATCCACATCTAGTAAAATTATTATCTTGGCATCACTATGCCTTGCTAATAACCCTGGTACTACAGGTAATTCTGGAGTAGGTTTAAGACTTAAAAGAAACTCAACCGTTATTAACTTAATGGGAGTCAGCAATTTATCAGACCAACTTTCTGGTGTTAAATATGGTCAAGGTAGTTTCACATATTTAGATTCTCCTGCTACTACATCAGCAGTGACATACACAATAGAGTTTGCTCGCACAACAGCGGGAACTGTCTATATTAACGGAGACGGTGGCACAAACGATAGTTCTAACATTTTACTAATGGAGGTAGGCCCATAATGGCAACAAGTGCAGATGTATTAAATATGTTAATCCCTAATGGGGGCTGGGTAATTTATGGAAACGATTTTGATTCTATTATTTATGACGATGGTGTTACACCAATTACCAAAGAACAATTTGAAGCAGGTTTTGCACAGTATGATGCTTTCAAAGCAGAACAAGATGTAGCCAAGGCTGCAGCAAAACAAGCACTCCTAGATAAACTTGGTATTACAGCAGAAGAAGCAAAGTTACTGCTTTCGTAATAATTATCCCTGAGCAAGGATACAAACTGCTTAACTAATTTTTCTATATAATGGAGGTGTGCCTTGGCGGGTAGAGATATAACCGAAGGTCGCGGAGATGCTTCTGGCTATGGTAAAGCCATTGCCGTTGATATTGGTGTGGTATCTACATCTTCTATCTGGCAAAATACTGACGTTGCGTATGACGTAGCAGTTGGTGGGCTGCCTTTCATCTATGCTATCAATGACACGCGTCCATACTTACGTCAGACAGCGCCCTTCAAGAAGGACCAGTTTGATAATGGTGCAGAACCTGGAGAGCAATCTCTAACTGGTTGGTGGATTCGTTCACAGTCATCCTTCCATCATGGTGGAGGAATTAAATTCTATGACCCATCTGCTGGTGAAATTGTATCACATCGTTTTAAGGATAGCAAGGGACTAGACATTTGGACCAAGGGTCAAGTTACCCTTCTCAAAAACTCAACTGCATTCTCACACTACACAACAGACCCAATTCCAACTAACAAGAAAACTCCACAGTATCTTCGCTCAATCAAATGGGGAACTACTGATGGTACTCTTCTTCATGATGGATATGATGTAGATAAAGTTGCTGATGATGGAACGGTAACACACTTTATTGATTATGTATCTGGAACAGATTATCCTGTCTACGCAATCTGTGATGATGGTATCAATGCCTATTGGGTTACAAACGTACTCAATACTGGTACTCCAAGATTGCGTGTATATAAAAAACCTTTAACTGGTAGTGCTACTGATACTTCTGACGTAACTCTAATGTTTAGCGATAACGGTTTTACTGTTACTAGCGCAACTATGGAATATGTAAAAGACCGTATTGTAATGGCTGTAAACAATAAGATTTATGAGTTTGCAACTAGTGCATCAGCGCTCCCAAGTCCAATTTACACACATTCTGATACAGGGATTATTTATACAAGCGTAACTGCTTCTGGACCAGCCATTTATATTTCAAGTTACAGCGGTATCCAATCAAGTATCTTTAAGTTCACACTATCAACTACTGGTACAATGCCAACTCTTACATCTGCTATTACCGCTGCAGAGATGCCAGTCGGTGAAACAATCCACAAGATTCATTACTATCTTGGCTATATGATGATTGGCACAAACAAGGGCGTAAGAGCAGCAAGTGTTAGCGATACAGACGGCTCTATTAACTACGGACCAATCATCTTTACAACCGACCAACCATGTTATGATTTTGCAACACGAGATAAGTATGTTTGGTGTGCTACTGGCACTGAGGCTCATGATGTTTCAGACTATGAAGAGGTTGGAGTTATACGCATTGACCTTGGTAGCGAAATTGAAACTCTCCGCTTTGCCTATGCTAACGACCTTTACTATACTGGACCTATTGGATTCAAGACAACAGGTTGTGCTTTTGTTGGAGATACTGATAGACTTGCTTACTGCACAGCAGCAGCAGATGGATTCACAGTTACTAACAAAGCACTGACAACTAACGTAGCAACATTAACAACATCTGCAACGCATAATTATGTGGTTGGGGATTCAGTCTATGTTACTGGAGTGGACTCAACATTCAATGGACAATTTACTGTAGTAGCAACACCAACTACAACAACTTTTACATATGCTAAAACTGCTGGAAACGTAGCATCAACTGCCGTATCACCAACTGGTTTAGTTGTTGCTACTGGAGATGTTTATATTGAAGATACATCCACCCTTCTTTCTACTGGTTATGTAGAAACTGGAGCAATTCGTTACTCTACTCTTGAGCCAAAAAACTTTAAGCGCTTACTTGCTCGTGGTGATTTTACCTACGGTTCAATGACGCTTGAAACTGTTGACGCTAATGGTGTTGAATATGACCATATTGCATATAGTTCAGAAGTAGCACCTGTTGAGGTAACTACTTCTAGCCCAGCAACAGCACAGGAGTATGTATCATACAAGTTCATTCTGAACCGCGATACAACAGATACAACTAAAGGTCCAACCCTAAAGGGTTACCAAGCAAAAGCAACAATCGCAACACCGCGTCAGCGTGTACTTAAATTCCCAGTATACTGTTTTGATGTTGAAACAGATAGATATAATACAGTAATCGGATACCAAGGACGTGCATTCTCTCGTATCCTAGCACTGGAAGAAGCAGAACAAGCAGGCGATGTCCTTACATGGCAGGACCTAACAACTGGCGAGTCTCGTCAGGCAATAATTGAGCAAGTCACATTTAGCCGACTAACTCCTCCCGATAAGCGTTTCGACGGTTTCGGTGGCGTTCTAGAGATAACAATTAGGACAGTATAATGACAATAGACCCTGGAACTTGGGCCGCAATCGCAATCGCAACCGTAACCGTAATGACAGCAGCAAGCGCTGTATTAGGTTGGGTTATTAAACATTACCTATACGAGTTGAAACCTAACGGTGGCTCTAGCCTCAAAGACTCAATCAACCGCCTTGAAAAGCGAGTTGATGATTTGTACATTTTGATAGCGGAGAAACAATGACGCAAGCAGATAAATTTTTAGAAGTAGCAACAAAAGAAATTGGGACAGTCGAGACTGGCGAGAACCATACAAAGTATGGCAAGTTCACAAAGCACGATGGACAACCCTGGTGTGGTTCGTTTGTTATGTGGTGTGCCAATGAAGTAAAGGTCAAGATTCCCAATGTGGTCTATACCCCTGCAGGAGTAGCAGGTTTCCAAGGTATCGGACGTTGGGTTAACGCAGCAACAGCCAAGCCAAAGCCAGGAGACATCGTATTCTTTGACTTTGTAGAAGGTGGCAATCCAGTAGAGCATGTAGGGATTGTTGTAAAAGATAACCTAGATGGAACTGTTACAACAATTGAGGGCAACACTTCCCCCGAGCACAAAGCCAAAGGCTCACAAGCCAACGGTGGAGAAGTAGCGCTTCGTATCCGCGCCTATAAAGTAAGCAACAAGCCTAAACTCAAAGCGTTCATCGTTGGGTTTGGTTCCCCAAAGTTCACAAATTAGGAGATAAAATGAATAAAGATAAAGTTTTAGCAGTAGCCGTTACTTACGCACGTGCAGCGGTTCCTACAATTCTAGCCATGTATATGTCAGGCGTGACAGACCCTAAGGTCCTAGCCTATGCCTTCGTTACATCCGTTATAGCGCCAATCTGGAAGGCTTTAGACCCTAAGGCTCCTGATTTTGGCAAGGGCAGCACTAAATAATACCCCTTAAAGGGGCCTAGAAGGCCCGTAGAGACAAGAAAACCCCTTACCTTAGTAGAAATACTAGGGCGAGGGGTTCTTTTGTTGTTTCTAGGGGTTAATCTTCGTCGTCAAACTCGTAATCTTCTAACTTATCCCATAGAATGTCCAGATTTTTGTGATGTTGTCGATACTTCCACTCGTCCAATAGTGTGGTTGCCAGGTTGACCGTAAACATACCTAGTGATGCTCCCAAGAACACAGCCCAGAATGTATTTGACATAGTACTCCTTCGATATTATAATAATATATTATTATATATACAAACGCCTAAGCGTTTGTTTTATATATAATTTCTTACAAAATTAATTATACACAGACAATTACCATCTGTCAAATACTTATAACTATTTGACTCAGACTCCAATTGTGAGTTATACTCCAATTATGGCAATTGAACTCGAAGAATATACTTTACCTGAGCACATGTCCTATTCGGCATTCTCAACATACCTAACATGCGGTTATCAGTACTATCTTGGTAGACTGCTCAATAAACAAGAATCTCCATCCGTCTGGTCTGTTGGAGGCTCAGCCTTCCACCTTGCCTGTGAGAACTATGACAAGGAAAGCCTATGACTATAGCAAATACACTATGGGCAACTGCGTGGGATGAGTCTAGGGGAGACCTTGACTTAACCAATGCACGTGTTGGTGGTCGCGCTACTAAGGCTAATCCAAACAAGGAAGACCAAACCTTCTGGCAATCTGCTGGCCCCAAGTGGGTTGAAGGCTACATTGCTTGGCGTGAACTTAATAAGAACTGGAAGATTTGGGTAGCACCTGATGGCAATCCAGCAATTGAACTTGCACTAACTCCTGTTGTGGCTGGTGTTCCAGTCAAGATGATTATCGACCGTGTCTTTGAAGTGGATGGCCAACTGGTTATCTGCGACCTCAAGACATCTCAGCAGACTCCGTCTAGTACTCTCCAATTGGGTTTCTATAAACTAGGGCTTGAACAGACCTTTGGTATAGAAGTTAAGTGGGGCAACTACTACATGGCTCGCGGAAATAGCACATCAGAGATGGTAGACCTGTCAGGATACATTTATGACAAAATGGAATACCTAATAAAACAATTTGACACAGCACGCAAAGCGGGTGTATTCTTGCCCAACACAAACAACTGTCAGTACATGTGTGGACTCACCGAGTTCTGTCAGTTCTCTACGAAGAAGGATAAATAATGGCCGAAGAATGGAAATTACAAGTCAACTATAAGTTGGCTACAGGCGACCTAATTAACATCCGTGCTAACAGCGCAGATGAACTAAGTGTTCTACTTGAGGGCATTGGTGACTATGCTACTCAGATTCATGCAACGCAACGACTGTTGTCTGCAGCAGGTACACTAGCCCCCCTGTCAACTACCGATTCCACTACAAGCACAACGCCTCCGCCTTACTCAACTCCGCCCCAGACTCGGGCTCCATCAAGTATGGAAGCGGCTCCAGTACAGGGTGGACCAACATGTCAGCACGGCCCTCGCAAGTACAAGTCGGGAATCTCAAGCAAGACAGGAAATCCTTACGCGATGTGGGTCTGTCCGATGCCTCAGGGCGCGGACCAATGCAAGCCAGTCAACTAACACAAGAACTATTTCCGTTTTAATCAACTAGAAAGGGAGACCAATGCGTACTCTAGTACGTTCAGTAGGACGAGCATCCATTGGTGGGGAACCCCTTCCTAGTTGTTTTAAGGCATTTGAAACGAACAAGATTATCATCAGGCGTTCAGAAGTTTCTATGTTTGCAGGCGCACCTGGAGCAGGTAAATCAACACTTGCTCTAGCGCTTGCACTCAAAACCAATGTGCCAACATTGTATATCTCAGCAGATACCAACGCACACACAATGGCTATGCGCCTTGCATCTATGATTTCGGGGAAGAGTCAGTCAGATGTAGAGCAGAAACTTAATACTGATGTTGGATGGACTAAAGCAATCCTCCAAAAAGGAAGCCACATAGTCTGGTCGTTTGAATCAGCACCAACATTGCAAGACATCGATGAGGAAGTCGAGGCATTTGAGGAGTTGTGGGGCTGTCCCCCAACTCTTATTATTCTCGACAACCTCATGGATGTAGCCACAGATGGTGGCGAAGAGTTCGCATCTATGCGAGCCATCATGAAGGAGTTAAAGTATCTTGCTAGGGCAACGAATGCAGCAATTGTGGTTCTACATCATACTTCGGAAGCAGTTCCTGGGAATCCTTGTCAACCAAGAAGCGCCATCCAGGGTAAAGTTTCTCAACTTCCTGCGCTTATATGTACGCTCGGCACGGTTGGCACATCGTTGGGCGTGGCATCAGTCAAGAATCGCTACGGAAGAGCCGACCAAAACGGGTCGCTCATGACGTGGCTCGCATTTAACCCAGAGTATATGTACATAGAAGATATTCCAGAGAACGCATGACGACTCGCAAATCCCACAAGGCAAGAGGAGCATCATTTGAAACTGATATTAGAGATTGGTTTCGTGCTCATGGCTATGATGCTGAGCGCCTTGCTCGTGCTGGTGCTAAAGATGAAGGTGACGTTGTTGTTAAGACGGATTTTTTGGGGAGCATCGGTATCATCGAGTGTAAAGCGCCAGGCGCAAGTGGCAAAATTACTCTCCCAGGTTGGACGAGAGAAGCGCAAGTAGAAGCAGACCATTACGCGGAAGCGCGTAACATTGACAGAAATGCTATACTACCCTCAGTTATTATTAAAGCAAGAGGCAAGTCCATCGACGATGCCTATCTAGTATTAAGGTTGGGCGATGTTTTTGGTGGATGACCTACCCGATATTGTAGCGGTACTACAGCACTACGGTGCTACGGTACGGCGCACTAGCGGCCAAGTGAATGTGAAGTGTCCATTCCATAATGACTCTCACGCTAGTGCAAGTTTCAATACGAGAGAGAATATATTCAACTGTTTTGCGTGTGGTATGCAAGGCAATAGCATTCAAATAATTGCTAAACAAGAGAGGTGTGATATACGTGAAGCAAAGTCTATCGCAGAAGGAATTACTGGGCAGAGCGGCAATGAAGTACGCGGGAAATATTCATCTGGCCGAAGATTACCTAGCAAGTCGGGGAATAACGCGGGAAGTAGCGCGGTTGGCTCGATTCGGCGTAGTAGAGGAGCCTGAGGTTGGTCAAGAAGCGTTCATCGGTCGTCTCTCGATTCCTTACATTACTAAAACTGGTATTGTTGATTTGCGGTTTAGGTCACTTAATCCAGCGGTGGAACCGAAGTACATGGGAATGACTGGTGCTGAAACCAAGATGTATAATGTAACCGACATTGACAAAGCAGGTGATTGGATTGGGGTATGCGAAGGTGAACTTGATACCATTACTCTTAGTGGCTGTGTTGGTATACCTTGCATTGGAGTTCCAGGTGCAAACTCATGGAAGAAACATTACACCAGATTACTTGCAGACTTTGAGCGCATCTTTGTCTTTGCAGATGGAGACCAACCAGGAAAAGAATTTGCCGCTGGTCTTGCCAGGGAATTGCCAGTTACTGTCGTCTCAATGCCAGACGGAGAAGATGTTAATAGTTGTTACGTAAAGTATGGTTCCGATTTCTTACGAGATAAGATGGGTCTGAATAATGAATAAAGAAATACCAGATTGCCCAATATGCGGAACGCATTTCGACAATATCTTTGAAGCAACTGACCACCTATTAGATGATGAAGGAGAAGAAATCTTTGACCCTAAACTCATCTTACCTAATGGGTACTCTCTTATGGTGGGCTCTATGCTACGCGCTTTGTATGGCTATGCAGATGACCCAACACAAATTAAACGCATCACTCAAGATACCTACGCCACGCTGTACGCAGCAGAGGTTGACCCAGGTCAAATGAAACACTTTATCGAAGACATGATAGTAAGTGAGCACATGTCAGTTATCGATGAAGAATTAGAAGAATTACTGGACAAACCAAATGACAACGAAAGCAGAGAGTGAAGAGATATGGCTAGTTTTGCAAATGTTACAACAACAAGGATTCAAGATAGCATCTTACGAAGTGATAGAGAGTACAGTACAGATAGTATTGCAGGTTCCTCTATTAAGTTCAACAACGATGTTGCAGAAGTAACCTCCAAGTTATTTGATTTACTAATTAGTAAGCATAAGGATTACGGTCCTAAGAATATTTCACAAAGTCCAGGTGGTCCTCTCAATGGTCTACGTGTGCGTATGTGGGATAAATTGGCTCGCATCAACAACCTAGTTGATAGTGGTGCTAATCCAGAGCATGAAAGCCTTGAAGATTCTTTCAAGGATATGGCAAACTATGCAATCATCGGATTGCTAGTTCTACAAGGAAAGTGGCCCCAAGAATGAAAATATTTGGACCATATAAAGGCAGTAAGCAAAACGGTGGACGTCCCATCTACGTAATCAAACGTAAGAAAAAAGATGGCACTACCGAAACTACATCTACCAATAAAGCACGCCTTGATTACGAGAAGGCTACTGGCAAGAAGTTGAAGAAGACTGTTGACGTAGACCATAAAGATAATGGTGGTCGTGCAGGTCGTGATGGAATTGGTAATCTACAAGCGATGACTCATAAGAAGAACGTCGCCAAAGAGAATAAGAGACGAGCAAAGTAATGAAGACAATAGTCTGTGTATCTGATTTACAGATACCCTACCATGATAAGAGAGCGGTTGCTAACCTAGCCGCTTTTATCAAAGCGTACAAACCAACCGAAGTAGTTTCAGTTGGAGACGAAATGGATATGCAGACTATATCTAAATGGTCAAAAGGAACTCCCTTGGAGTATGAACGCTCCATCGGGCGTGATAGGGACGAAACGACAAGGGTGCTCGAGTCGCTCAAGGTCAAGCATATCATTCGGTCAAACCACACGGACCGTTTGTATAACACAGTTATGATGCGTGCTCCTGGGCTACTCGGGTTACCTGAGTTGGAACTACCAGAGTTTTTGCGCCTTGATTCTATCGGCGCTACATATCACACCAAACCTTATGAACTAGCCCCAGGCTGGTTACTCATGCACGGTGATGAAGGCTCTATGAAGTCTACTGGAGGGCTTACAGCCCTTGGTTTAGCCATGCGTACAGGTAAGTCGGTAGTGTGCGGACACACTCACCGCATGGGTCTTGCTCATCACACTCAAGCACATGGAACATCTGCACCTCAAACAGTATGGGGTATGGAAGTTGGTAATCTTATGCGTTACAGAGATGCTAAGTATATTAAAGGTGGATTATTTACATGGCAGCAAGGCTTCGGCATGCTCTACGTTGATGGTCGCACAGTTGTACCAGTTACAGTACCAATCCAACGAGATGGTTCGTTCATTGTAGAGGGAAAGCGTTGGGGATAATGGACTGGGAACGCATTGAACCTTGGGAATACATCGCCGTATCTGTGGCAGCAGAGTACCACAAGAAATATGATATGGTTGAACTCGAGGACATCAAGCAATCACTTTATGAGTGGTTCCTTGAGCATCCAAATAAATTAGATGAGTGGGAATCAATTGGTCCCAAGGATGCAAAAAATCTTATCTATCGTTCGCTTCGCAATCAAGCATTAGATTATTGTCAACGATGGAAAGCCAAGTCAATTGGCTATGAGCCATCCGATTTATTTTATTATGAACCAGTAATGGTTGAAGCATTGTTGCCCTCGGTATTGCGCGGTGAGTTCACCGTAATGCCAATATTAAATCTTGGTAAAACAGGACGACCACCAGCACCATCAGAAGGCGGTAACATGATGGCGATGATGGTCGAGATTAACGCTGCATACATAAAGTTAAGCAAAGAGGATAGAGCCGTGCTCTTCTTCAAGTATGTAGAGTCCCTGGATTTTGCTGGTATTGCTACTGAAATGGAACTTGGTTCAGAAGATGCTGCAAGAATGCGTCATAATAGAGCCATAAAGAAACTAATCACACGGATTGGTGGCTTCAAACCGTTCTTAGATAAAGATATTACCAAGCATTCTACTGATGAACCAGACGAACTGATAGAGCCCGACAACGAAAGCAACGAAGATGAAGGGCGAGAAGATAGCGATTAAGGTACTGATTTTATCTATGATGTCGGGTAATCCCTCTCCGCTGGGTCTACCCACGTTTCTGCATAGTGCTCGTCCATAGATTGATTTTCTGCTACTCGTGCTTGTCGTAAATGTTCTAGTATCTGCCCTATAGTTATCAGATAACCTCTTGATGGGTTAGGTGGAATGTTACACGTTATCGGTCTTCCAACTTCCCATACCGCTTCTTTTAGTCTCCACAATGGAACTATAACTGTGGAATCTTCTAGCATGAATGCCCAATGCGTAGCCTTACTCACTCGTATGCCTGACGGCTTCCAAACACTATCGCTTACATAATAGCATTCTGTTTCAATATAGACGTTTCCAGTTTCTATCCAACGCCTGTCTGTCTTGACTTCGACGGTGTCTAAGGAAAGCAAGTCTGCGACCCTGCTCTCACCTAGTTCACCTGCTCTAAGGTCTAAGTCCCAGTTGGAATCTTTCAATCTACCTCTGCCATTTCTTTTTCATACATCGCTAGACTAAGTTCATCTAACTGTTCCTTGATTTGGTCAATGAGACCCTCACGATAGAGTAGTTCTGCTTCTGTATAAACTACACCATCTTCATCTTCTTTGCTATACTCATACTGTGTCATAGGTCATCCCAACATATCTCGCATATCGACCAATCAGCCAATCTGATTAGAGTTTCACTGCCAACCATAGTCTCACATCTTGTGCATTGACTTAGGTCGTCTTCGTCATAGCCCATATCTATCCTCCTGTCGAATAGAAGCCAGTTCCGTTGAACTTTACTGGTGCTGCATAATATACACGCTTCATATCCTGATTGCAAACGTTACATTCAGGGATTACTTCTTCATCAGACATACGACGCTCTACGGATACTTCTATGTTGTCCGTATCACACTTGTATTCGTACGTAGCCATGCGCTTACCTCCGCATAGTTTGTGTCGGTCGGAGTGTATGATTATCATACAGCCGTTGACGCTGTTGCGCCATAGCCTCCTGAACGCCGACATAGTTATCTAGAGATTGGCAAATCTTCTTGGCCATTTCTCTACCTTCTAATCTATTATATCCAAACATGGCTAGTTTGTCTATTACTTTTTGCACACGAGGCTCTTGTTGGTAAGCGCCTTCTTTGAAGATTTGCAACTTACCCTGTCTGACTCTAGTTATCATCAGTACCAACCCTTCTTGTTATGGAACTTTAGCGCTTGGCAAGGTGAGCCATAGCGGTATAGAATATAGGCAAAGCCACGCTCAATTTGACGTGTTGCTGGCACGTTCGGGTTCATACCCAGTAGTTGCGGTATACCACCTGCGTTTTTACCCATTACCTTATGATTATTATAGGCTTCGGGTCTCCAATGAGACTCTTTAGTCCATAACTTATCTAGACAATCGAACTGCTTATCATTCCATGCAAGCATTACATCTTTTGCATAGGCTTTGCTATCTTCTGCTGTCCACTTGTGTGCTGGTGTTACTTTCTCATGCCCTGCATGAGTTACACCAAACACCATAAATATTACTATCAAAAGCAATAGTAATTTCTTCATAGTTTACCACCTTACTAGAGGTATCATCTTGTCGGCAAAGTCTAGAGCGCGTCCCATATCTGACTGCACTCCATAGTTTTCTCGTGACCTACCTAGCCTAGCGATACGTTCGCCAGCGAGTAATCCACCCCATATACCATGCGGTAGATTTTCTGTCTTCATTCCCTCTTCTAGACATCGCGCCTTAGACGGACACGTATTGCACTGCTCAATAGCGTAGTTGATACTGCTTACCAACTCCGCACGTCTAGCGTTAGAAGGTCGACCATTATCGTTCTCAGGAAACCAGTAATCTGCATTAGGGTCGTTAGTGCAGTTACCTACTAGCGGTTCAGTCTTCATGCATCTCGTCCCACATTCTATCAGGGTCGTCGTCTTCGACGCACTCTGCATCTATTTCATGGTCGTGTCCACATTCGTCACAGTCGTCCATTCCTAATGCAAACGGGTCTCCTTGAAGCCACATTGGTTCACTCATTATCTTCCCCTTTTGGTATATGTAATGAACAATATAGTTTTCCATGATGTGCGTAGAAAAATGACTTGTCGTTATCTACATATCCACATTCAATGCACTCGTTATCAGCGATATACCGAATTGAATTATTTTCAAGTTTAACTGTGTAGTTAACTATCATCTTCATCACCTCCGACAGCCTCATCAGAATCATCTTCAATCATCTCTACCCATATATCTTCTATCTCACTATGATATAGATTATTCTGCCACTCAATGGCAGCCTTCTTCTCTGCTTCATAGTCATCTTGCGCTTCCAACTTGAATCGAAACGTAACAGTAACAGTTGCATCATATTCTACATTGTCATCCATTATATTTATCCTCCAGTATCGAATCTAGAACGTACTCGAACTCAGGTCTATTAGCCATTTCAGGTTTCTTTCCGTCCCAAAATATTTCATAGCCGTCATCTTCATTCCAATGCAGCCGTCCACCGAATAGCATACGAGCGCCGTTGACCAACTCAAAGTCTTTGACCCAGCCTGTCTCGCGTCGCATACGTTGCTTGATATTGAATGCTTTGTTCATCTCACTAACTGTTACTTCTGCATCACTCATGATAACTCCTCTAGTAGTAATCGTGCATCTGCTAGTTTCTTATCTGTATGATAATCATACGAGTTGCTTGATGTGAGTAGGTGGATATAATCCAGCACTACATCACGCACTTTTTCTTTATCCACACTTACCCCCTATTGTATGCTGGATAGTATACAGGAACTACCTCAGCGTTGTCAAGTTGCTTCGCCCAATCTAGGGCTTTATCTAACGTTGGAAAGATACCATAATGTACCAATCCCTCATCAGTTTTTGTTTCTGTTATGTATCCCTCTACACCCATGCCCCAAATGGTAGCACGAATCTTTATATCTTTAGAAGTCGAAGTGCTTATCATAGTACCATGCTCCTTGTGGTTTGTGTCGGTCGCGTTGCCACTTACTATCGGCTGGTGTGTAACATAAGCAAGAATCGCCATACATGCCACTACAATCAAAGCAAGCAAAGCACATCTCGCAGTAGTAGGGGTTAGCATCTTCAAATGCTATCGACCTACATGACGGACATTCGTAGTCTTCCAGTAGTTCCGCATCTGTATGATTATCATACGCAATCTCACCAACACTACTGGGCTTGAGATAACTAGACCACGCGGATGCCTTGTATGTATCATTAGACCACCACATGCCCTCATTATCCCAATGACCACTAGACTCGTTGATGATGTAGCATTGGTCATTAGCCAATGGGTCAAGCGTAAAAATAACAACCTTGCTACCACTAGCCCACTTGCTTACTATCTTCCATACATTATCATCATCAAGAGCCTTGACTCCACCTATTGCAGGAAGGGTATCTTCTGCAAAGACACGCGTATCACTACGCTTATCTGTTGCATGGATTTCTATGTCGAGGATACCATTGTGCGCTAGATAGGTATCATCTCTACCGCCAACCTTGAAGGGGTGGCAGTTATCTTGATTCTTTACGCCATGCGTAGCATATCTAGCATGATACATAGCATAACTATTAGGGTATTCTTTACGAACTTCTAAGAACTCTTTGATAACTTTCTTAGCAGACATACCCTTGCCTGTGATAATCTTATCACCAGCGATTACTGCATAGCCAAAGCCATGCGGGTTATTACATGAAGCACACTCTAAATCTTTTTTACGAGGCGTAGAGTTGGGTGAGCATACGACTAATAAGCACATATCTATCCTATCGTTTGTAGTTGGTTAGCAACTTTTGCTAATCGGATGTTTAGTTCTGCATACAGTCCAGCATTGTCCTGTATGTATTGCGTGAAGTTATCAGAAGACAACGCACCTTGACGAATATCTCTGACCGACAAGCCTCTAGTATACTCAACGCTGGCGTGCGCTAAGTCAATGAAAGCCTTGACTGTCTCACTATTGACGCTACTTCTAAAGATACGCATCTCTAAGGTAGCATGGTTCTGTGTATTGACCGCAGAGTATCGGTCGCTGTTGCGAGCGTTCTCTAACTTGTTCTTGAGGTTACGGCGTTGAGCCCATACTCTATCGCCGTCATCATCTATGCCTTTCACATAGTCGGTATGAGCATCATCAAACTTAGCCCAACGACTAGATGAACGACCTGCTATTGCTTCGTATAGTGTCTGATTATCATACACTAATCGTAAGAAGCGGTGCATGTGCGAACCACCATTGAATCCTGCACGTGAAATGTGAATGTGCAGACCTGCGGTTGATGCACTCCACGCCTTCACCTTAATACTCTCCCTGCTTCGTAACGCTTCGAGAGTATTCCATAACTCATTGGCTTCGTTCTTGTAAAAATCATGGGTCATGGGATGCGTGACTATTTCAAAGCCACAGTTGAGAGAGCCATCACTCTTGAGATAGGCTAACTCGTATTCTTCTAGTCTGCTCGCATACTCTGCGGACTCAGACCTATTGCGTGATGCTTCTACTTCGATTTCTATCCCGAAGAATAAGCGTTCTTCTTTGTCTGTGCTGTGGAACACAGGGTCAGGGCGGTAAGAGTAATCATGGATTACCTGCGCATCATCTCCGTCATGGTCGGTGCAACCATGTGCGTAATACGCATCACAGTCCTCACACCAACTCGTATTACCTACGCAGTTCTCGCAGTAAGAATTGTTGGTGTCTTCTGTATAGTAACTATCGCCTGTGTGATACTCATTACAATCATCACAGTAATTGGCGTGGCTTTCCATACAACTTTCGCACCACATCTCGCTTTGGTCTACGTAATACCACGAGTCATTTTCCCAACCAGTATCATCACAGCGCTCGCATATTCGCTTGCACTCTGAGCAACTTACATCACCCGAATAGGTAATGCTATACGCATCATCTTCGCTAACCTCTGCGGTGCAACCGCTACAAGTTAGGTTAGGTGATACTTCGTCTGTATCCATAATCTATCCTTTCGATACTCCGTATGATTATCATACGAGAGGCGTTGCTATTTAGTTATAGGTAGAACCTTACACTAACGCCTGACGTAAGTCAAGTATCGCATCAGCAATTTTTGAGCGCAAAGTTTCCACTTCAATCACAAGAACTTTGAAATCGTTGCGCTTGTGGGTGTCCTGTTGGACTCGCAGAGCCATGCGTATCACTTCCACTTCACGCGGAGTGAGGTCGAGCAGTAGGTTTGTGTCGGCGCTCACTTGCTTACCTTCTTACGGATTAACTTAGCAACGCGAAGCAATACTACAACGCCTGCTAAGAATAGCCATGTGCGGTGAGGTAGGAATACATCACCAAAGTAAGTGGTGAGGTTGATACTCCACTCACTAACCTCTAGGTTAAACAGTTCCATTTCATTTCCCTTCACTAAGTTGCTGTATGATTATCATACAACTTTGGGTGTATCGGTATCCGCTATGGTATGGCAAGCGTAGACCTCGTCCGACATCATTTCAGGTTTCCCTGCTGATTGAGCGTACATACCGATACACTTGTGCCTATCATGAGAATCGAACTCATGACTATGCGCCAGCATAGGCTACCAGACGGATTACTCAGCCCACTCCGAGTCTTCTTCGTCTTCGGTTTCAGATAAGATTTCATCGAGGGAGATGTCCACGCCATACTCTTCTTCAATGGCTAGGATTTCATCCATTTGTTCATCAGTTAGGAAGTCATGGGCTAACTCCATAGCCTCTAGGTCTAAGTCGCTATCGTACATTTTAGAATACCATTCCAATCAGGCGTAGGTGTTCGGTATCAACCGAACGCTGTGAGTCGAGAACCTTGTTGCTCTCAATCTCTTGGTGGATAGCATCATGCGCTTCCGCGATAACCGCTTCCATTTCGTCTAAGTTCATCATGCTATCCTTTCGTTATCCTGTATGATTATCATACAAGGCTTACTGCGTAGTTCAACCTTCATACTCTAAGAGTAATCTAATCTCACCTAGAAGTCAAGCACCCTCAGAAACTATCTCTGTATGATAATCATACAAGGTGTTTCTGCCTATCCCTAACTCCATAAGACTAATCTATCCTAATCCCTGCCATAAGGCAAGCATCACCAGCATTTATTTTCCGTATGATTATCATACGCTGGCTATCTTGTGCGCTGGCTATGGCGTGCGAATCATACACGCGGCGCATCAAAAGTTTGTGTTGGTTTGTGTCGGCCGCTTACCACGCGGTCGGGCGTGTCGGATTTTGGGCA